TTTTACACCAACTGGAACAAAACCACCTTTATCTCTGTAGTCTCTTTCCATAACACCAGCTCTGTTTCTTCTCATATTACCCATAGGCATATTCATGATACCACCGTCTGCTTTTTTATTTTTCTTTTTCTCTTCTTTTTCCATTCTTTTTTTAGTAAGATATCTTAACATGTGTTGAAGAGGACTTAATGCACCTCCACCAAATAATTTATAAGATCCAGGAGCTTTGTCTTTTAATTCTTTTTCAACTTTAAAATCAATACTATTACTACCTTCATCATACCCAATTCTTCCGCCTTGAGCAGATAACTTTCTATTCTTAAAAAAATCTATTACTTCCTGCATATTTTTTGGATCACGACCATTACTTAATTTAAAAGTTTTTACAGCGTCTTCCATTGTAAGACCTTTAGGTATTTCTGCCATTTGCATATTTGGTGATCCACCATCTTTAGCAACAAAGTTTCTAGGTGTTAAGAACCTATAATTCTTATCAAACATTTGTGATTGACTTAAAGCTCCACTTCTATATTTATTTAGATCAGCTCTTATTTGATCAAAGCCAATGCCTTCACCTCTATAAACATCTTTTGCTAATTCCTCTGCTTCTTCTTCTGTTGCACCTTTAGACATAAAATAAGTAAGTAATCCAGCTCCACCTGTAAGTTTTGTTAATAAACTCATTTTTCCACCAGAGCCTAATAAACCTTTTGTTGCTGCTCTAGCTAAATTAGGAGGTCCACCTACTGCAGCCGTTCCAAGAAGTCCAGCTTTTAATCCACTTAACCCTCCACCTATACTACGAAACGCAGCAGCTGGTCCACCAAAAGGTAATGTAGCTAACCCACCTATTAGTGCAGCTTTGCCTATTGGACTTTTAACAACTTGTTTTGCAACGTCAGCAACTTTACCTATTGCTTTTTTAGCACCTCTAACTATGCTACCTAAAAAATATCCTTCCCTTGGTGTAAGGCTTGTTATGCCACCTGATGCACGTAGTTGTCTTCTAATGTGAGCTCTTGTTATCATATATGTCAATTGTTTTATTATATTATTTTGGCAGGGATTGCACCTGAATTTACATTAATACTCGTTTTTAACGAGTAAATCAAGACTATGATGTAACATCTCTAGGCTTAATTTCGAGCGCAGATAGGACTACATGTAGTCTATTTGCAGTAGCTGCAGTCACTTTTATTACTTCACTTTCTTGAGCAATTAAAGGTGCTGATAGTAATTCTGTAGTGGCGTTTGCCGATATTGATTTTGTCTTAAAAAGGCTAAATACGTTATCAGAAGTATCAGTTAAAGTCACAGTAATTGTATCAGCATTACCTGAATCTTCAGATACTAAGATAGATTTAATAACAGCAGTAGAAAAAGAAGGTACTGTATATAGTGTTGTTGCACTATTGCTTGTTAAATCTGCTTTTTTATTTACAAAACTATTTGCCATTATGCTAAAAAAAAGTCAAAGGCTTGTAATTCATCCTTTAAATCTTGTTGAAAAGTTGAGTTTAATTTTTGAACAATACTATCTACGTCTCTAACAAATGATTGTTGAATTGTTTGATCGTATTTTTCAATTGGTTGTGTTAGTGATTGTACAATTCTAGCCATTATCTTCTTCCATCCGGTTGCACATCTAATCTAAAAGTACCAAGTTTCCAGTGCTGAGTTCTTCCAGTATTGTCTACTTTTAAAGATATAGCTCTTGCTCTGGCACGGGTATCGATTTTAGTTGTAGTAGTTGTTGTTGTAAAAGGTCCTAAAGATGAACTTGCTTGTGCATCTGTTGGATAATTTTTTAAATTTAATGTAATTCTTGCATTTCCTGTTTGAGTTAAAAAATCAGGTATAACTCTTCTTATTTTCATCATAAATTCTCCATCTCCTTGTTGTGGAATAGGTGATTGACCAATATCAAAATCTCCTGATTCAATACTAGCTTGAATAGCAGTTGTTGCACCTGCTTTAATTTGGTTAGTTCCAGTTTCATGTTCATAGTAAGTTGTACAACCATCAGTGTTTCCAACTGTTGCATCACTCGTAGAACTTGAATCATATTCAGTACCGTGAGGTTTACCAAATATAGCTGAATCTGCCCAAGTAGATCTAGCTAATGAACCTATAGTCCATATAGGTCGTTGGCCACTTGAGTCCATGTAATTATATGTAACAGATCTAGAATTAGCTGTAGCTCCACTACCTGGATAGAACCAAGTTACTTCACCAAATAAATTATTTAATCCTGCATAAATATGTTGTCTAGGCACATCTGCTAAACCATCATAAACAAAATCTTCAACTAAACATGGTAGTGATTGTAATTGTCCAGTGTATCTAAAAAAACCATTTTCTGACATCCAGTATGCAGAACCATCAACCTCAACGGCAGCGCTTTGTCCAATTAATCCACAGTTAGTTCCAACTTGTTGAAACGAAAAAGTAAACGGTGGACCAACAAATCTCATGATGAATAATGCTGTATCTGTCCAAATATAAATTGCATCTCTACCTCTTATCGCTCCAACAATTCTTGTGCCGTCTGCAAGTCTTTGTGTACCTGCAGTGTTAGTTGAAGTTGGAGTCCAATCACTTAATGATTCTTGATCTGACCATCTAATAAACATGTCGTCTTGCGTAGAAGTTGTTCCAATTGTTGTTTCTGAACCAAAAGAAATTAAGTGTCTATCTGGTGTAGAAACTAAAGTAAATTGTGATGCAGTAGGACAACCACTTATAAGTGTTGCTCTAGTAGAAGTTGCACCTGTTGCATTAGAGTTCCATTCAAAACTTGAACCGTCTGCAATAGTTGCAATAAGTTTATTACCAAAATTATCTAGCGACCATATACCAGGAGCTGTTACAATGTCACCTGTTTGTGATGCACCCCATTTTGTATAATCTGATGCATTAGTTACAGTAGCAGCATCACTGTGTGATGCAGCTGTTGTATTATCTGATCCTCTAGTCAAACCTGATAAAGTTCCTGTACCAGTTGTATTTGTCGTATAAGCAACACGCTCATCGTCTATAACAACAGTTCCTGATGCAGGAAATCCTGTAGAGTCATCTAATACAATACTAGATGAGCCTGAAGTTAAAGCACCATCTAAAGTAGAACTAACTGCACCTAATGCAGTACCTCCCCATAATCCAAGACCCCAACCAGCTGCTGATTCTTCAACTGCGGGTCCTATTGAATAATAGTGTTGAACTCTTATTCCACCTGATGTAGATGCTCCTGACCCTGATTCATTCGATCCCATTTCAACTGTAATCGTTGTTGAAGTAGGAACAGTTGCAACCATAAAAACTTTATCATCAAAATCACCAGAACTAAAATTAGAATTAGTGATAGCGGTAAAATTATCTAATTTAATAATATCGTACTGAGAAATATTATGATCAGATGCAAACGTAATTGTAACTGTTGCATCGCTTTGTGTTGTTGTAAATGCATTTGTTAATGTTGTTGTAGCTTTAATAGGAGTAATGTCATAAAATGCGCCTCCTGAATACACATATAAAATTCTATTTGTGCCTAATGCTGAATATTTAATACCATCTGAATTAACAAATTGGTGCATAGCAGTTGTTCTGCCAGTTAAAGTTATATCTCCTAACTGTGCCCAACCACCTATTTTTTCAGGTGAACCATATCTAAATCTGATATTATCGCCATCAACCCATTGGCCTTCGCCTCCCGTTGCTGTGACTTGTTTGTTAATTCCAGGTTGAAATCTTAATTTTTGTAGCATAAAAAACCATTATATTATTAATATTTTAATTTGGGAACACCTAACATTGGTCTTCCATCAAATTTGTTTTTTTCAGCAAATGGGCCGTTTACATGATTATAATGTAAAAATACTTGACCACATATGTTTCCTTCAAATGGCTTTCGCCAATGCTCTAGATCGCATCCACTATATACTAGCATATCGCCAACATCAAGCAAGACTTCTGTGCCTGCTGGAGCTCCTGGTTTATGTATTTGTTTATATTCGTCTATGACTGTGTTAGCCCCTGTACCATCTATAAATATAGGCCAAGGATCACCTCCTAAATTAAGGGTAGTTGATATCTCACAACTTGGTCTATCTTTATGACGCTTTAATATATCTCCGTTTTTATATAACCTAGCGTATGAATAAGTAGGTATTAATTGTAACCCTGTTTCTTGTTGCATTTTAGGTAATACTTTCATCATTAAAGTTTCCATTGCAGGATCGGCATAAATGGAATAGGTATTTGGAACTTGTGTATCTCCCCATGTTCCAAGTAAACCTGTGTCATAGATTATATTTTTTTCATATAAAAATTTAACTGCATCACGTTTAAGTAAAAAATAGTTAAAGATAAAATTAGCTAATTCATAAGATACTGCTTTTTTAATTACTTGATATTTTTTAATATTAAATGTCATATTGCCTCCTACACTACCATACATTTTTGCAAAAAGTTAAACGATATGGATATTCTTAATTCATCCGACATATTAGGATCAACACAATGAACCAACCAAGCAGGAAACATAATTAATCTACCAGCTTTAGGTTCAAAAGACGACTCTCGCCATAATCTTACTGGATGTTGTTTTTCTTTTAATCTAGGTCTAGACATTGCAGCTGATGATCTTGGGTCATCTATTTTTAAATGTCCCGAATCTTTATTTGCTTTAACATAATATACACCAGACCATAAAGAATTAGGGTGTATATGTGCTCTATTCATACCACCCTTAGGATTTACATTTGCCCACATATTACCTAATACAGGTTCACTATCTAAATCTTCTTCAATATAAATTTTTCTTTGTGCTTCATATAAAGCGTTTGTTAATCTTTGATATTCTGGCATTTCATGCATAGTAGTTTTAGAGTGCCAACCATTAATATTAGTTCTGCTAATTCCTTTATCTTTATAATACCAATTTAATATATCTTTTTCTAATTGCTCATTAATAGATTTATCATTAATATCTAATATATAAACAGGTGTTGGAAAATATAATTCTCTCATCATTTAAATGGTGGACCTCCAAACCACATTACTAATGATTTTCTATTGCCACGTATTATTGGTGTTACTCTATGCCTTATAAAAGATGCAAAAAATATAACATGTCCTTGTTTAATTTTAGTTGTTTTACCTTCAGCCATTAATTCTAAATCACCACCTTCAAATTCTGATTCAGGAGATAATAAACAAGTCATAGATATTTTTCGCACCGGTGGTTCATGTGCACAATTAACATCATTATCTACATGCCAATCATAAAAACCACCTTCTGGATATTCTGTGTATTGTGCCATTTCTGTTATTTGCATTCCATCAAAACCAAAATGATTACCATTCGTTTGTTTCATAATTTTTTCTATATCTCTATACATCTCTGGCATTTTTTTAAATGGTATCCAACTAATATGTGAAGTTCTTGTTTTAGTATCTATTACTCCACCTTTAATACCATCTTTACCACCAACAGACGCATTTTGTTTTGGTTCTTTTCTTCCTGCATTAATAATCATCTGACATTGTTTAGGTGTAAACATAGGTTGAAGTGTTTCAACTATAAAAGATTTCCATTTTGGTTCAGTAATCATGTAGCACCTCTATTTTTAATTGGATCAAACTCAACATCACAGTTTGCAGCAAGTGTTCGTCTAGTCTCAGTAGTGCCATTAAATGGATAAACAACGTGTCTCATGTCATATGGAAAAATATAAAAGTCTCTAAGATTCATAGGTGGTTGATAATCTATTTTTGCAAACTGACCATTAGCTGCGCCCATTATTTGTAGTCTACCATTTTGTGGTGTTTTAGCTGCTGAATATTCTTTACCATATGTTGATGGTAGTTTTAAAATCATAACACTTGATAAACCTGTAAACAACATACCTCTATGAACATGAGCTGGATTATATTCGTTTTGTTTCATTTCATTAACCCAAACAGAATTTAAATGTAAATTATATTCCCTAATTTTATTCCATTCTAAATAATGTTTAAAAATACCCATAATGTAATCGGTAACATTTAACGGCAACATATTATGATTTTTCATTTTAGATTGATCTTCTCCGTTATAAAATAGAGAATGTTCATTTTCTATTTTACCTACTAACTGACTATTAGCAGGATAAAGAATTTTATATTTGTCTTCATAAATTTTATTAATAGTTGTAAAAATATCAAGCGGCACTTGATATTTTAAAATAGATTGTCCTAAAAATACAAAATCAAATTTAAGAGCTTGGCTTTCCATATGTTGGAAGTTCTTCTTTTTTCTCTGTTTTATTTTCTAATTCACCAGATTGTTTAATTCTTTCTAAAGACCGTAGTTGACCCATGATATTAAATGCTTCTGCTTCTGGTGTATTGTTATTCATGTTTTTTGCTTTACCAAGATACATTTTATGATAAGATTCTAGTTGATGCTGATTAACATCTTTGTCATTAAATGATCCATCATTAAATTCTCCTTTTAACTTAGACCACATTTTAATTTCTCTCATTCTATGTTTAGCAACTTTCTCCATAGAAGCTTTTGCAAATTTACACTCATCTAAATCTATTTGATATTTTGTTGCTTTATATTCATCTTCTTCCTTATCTATCTTTTTTTCTAACCATTTAATTTTTGCATCATTTCTTCTATAATCAAATGACAAAGCCATTAAATTATCTAAATAAGTAGATTGTTCTCTAACACATTGCCAATATTTTGCAGCCCTAGTTGGGTATCTATTATCTTGTAATACAGAAAACCTTGCTTCAGTTTCTGTTCGAAACATTTGTTTCTTGGTCCAAGTATCGCGAAGCTCGTCTACCATACCTTTAAAAGCAGATAAATCTTCTTGCTCTAATAAATTATTTAAATGTATTTCTTCTTTTTTTATAATATCTTTAACGTCTTTTTTCATATCTTTCTCCATTTTTTATATAATATACAGTTTTTTAATGTTTTTGTAAAGTATTAAGAATTTGCAAATGTAACTGTACTAGTTGTTGGTGTAGTCCATTCTTCTGTTGCGGCTGAAATACCTGGTGCAGCACCAGCCCAAGCTAAACCAGCAGTTGATGAGGTTTGACTTCCTCCTAGATTTTCTCTAGCAGTATTTAAATCACCATCTTCTGACCAAGATGTACCATTCCACACTTCTGTTAAATTTCTTTGAGTATTAGGTGGTGTTGTTCCACCAAAAATTAATCCTGCTGTGCTTGTACCAGTTCCTGAAGGTTTTTCTCTAGCAGTATTTATATCTCCAACTTCAGTCCATGCTGAACCATTCCAAGATTCTACAACAGCTTTTACTCCAGGTGCTCCTGCTGCTCCAATAGCAGCTGTTGAAGTTCCAAATCCAGCTAACGATTTTCTAGTTGTATTTAAATCTCCTACCTCTGTCCAACTAGAACCATCAAAAGATTCTGTCTTTGCTTCGTCAGGCGGACCTCCTCCAAACACTATTGCAGCAGGGCTTGTGCCAGTTGCTGCTGCGTTTCTTCTGTGAGTATTATTATCACCCACTTCAGTCCAACTGCTACCATTCCATGTTTCTGCTTTAACTAAACTTGCTGAACCCCCTGGAAGAGTACCATTATATCCTCCTACTGTTATCCCAGCAGTTGCAGTTCCAGCACCAGCGTTTTGACTTCTTGCAGTGTTTAAATCTGCTACTTCTGTCCAAGTGCTACCATTATAACTTTCAGTAATAGCGTTTTGATCTGCAGTAGAAGAATATCCACCAACACATAAAGAAGCTGTTTGAGTTCCAAAATTTTGAGCAGACAAAGAACTTCTTCCTACATTTAAAGCATTACTTGTAGCCCAAGTTCCTGCAGGACTAGATGTAAATCCTTTTAATACTTTATCTGTAGAGTTATACCATACTTGTCCATTAACTGGATTTGATGGATCTGATGATACAGTCTCAATGTTAGTTCCGTGTAGTTGTTTATACTCTGCCATAATTAATCTATGTCCACTGTTTTAGTTGTAACTGAACTTCCGCTCCATTCTTCTGTTACATTTGTGTTAGGTGGAACCCATCCCCCTATAGCTAATGCTGATGTATTACTTGCACCTGCCGAATTTAGTTGTTGCCTAGCTTGACTTAAATCAGCTACTTCAACCCAACTAATACCGTTCCACTCTTCTGTATTATCTATATATGGAGCACTTCCTGTGCTTCCACCAAATGCTAAAAAAGAAGTTACTGGTCCTGCTCCTGCTAATCCATGTCTAGCAGTGTTTAAATCATTTACTTCAGTCCAAGCAGTTCCATTCCAAGTTTCGGTGTTGGCATATGCAGATGGATTTGCACCTCCTGCAATTATTGCAGATGTGCTACTTGCACCATCACCTGCTAAATAAGTTCTAGCAGTATTTATATCTGTTCCTTCTGTCCAAGCAGTTCCATTCCAAATTTCATTATCATCTATGGCACTTCCTGGTACACCTCCTGCAATACCTAAAGCAGATGTTGCAGTGCCTGATCCTGCTAATCCATATCTAGCAGTGTTTAAATCCTCTACTTCTGTCCACGCGCTGTCATTCCAAGATTCAGTGTATGCTCTTGGTCCAACTCCGCCTGTTATTCCTCCAAAAGTTAAAGCAGATGTATTATCAGCGCCAGCTCCTCCCATAATTCTTCTTACATTATTTAAATTAGCAACTTCAGTCCAACTAGTTCCATCATATTTTTCTACATTAACAGTATCTCCACCATAAACTAAAGCTGATGTTAGAGGTCCATTAGAAGCCCCTTGTCCTCTTGTTGTATTCATACTTCCACCACTAGCCCAAGCTCCAACATTTGCACCTGCACCTGTCCATTCTTCTGTTAATCCACTTACATTTGGAGATCCAGGTGCTGTTTGACCTCCAGCTACAAAACCAGCTGTTGTTGTTCCACCTCCAGCTAATCCATATCCTCTTGCAGTAGATAAATCCGCAACTTCAGTCCATGAAGATCCATTCCACTCTTCTGTAATTGCAACGAAATCAGTTGTATAACCTGCAACGTATAAAGCTGATGTTGATGTTCCTAAACTACCAGCTGTTTCTCTATCAGTGTTTAAATCACTAACTTCTGTCCATGCAGATCCGTTCCAAGATTCTGTTTCACCTTTTACAGGAGGTGATGATCCTCCAAAAGCTAAAGCATCTGTATTAGATGCTCCCACACCACCTATACCCATTCTTCCAGTGTTTAAATTTGCAACTTCAGTCCAAGCAGAGCCATTCCAAGATTCTGTAGCATCCGTTCTTGTAGCAGGTGGATTAAAATAACCACCAAAAACTAAAGCAGATGTAGTTGTTCCAGATCCTCCCAAACCATATCTTCCTGGTGTTCCAGTGTTTAAATCACCAACTTCTGTCCAAGATGTTCCATCAAAAGATTCACAAACAGCATAGTAATTATCAGGGCCACTTGTAGCTCCTCCAATACATAGAGAAGCTGTTTGTGTTCCAGCTTTAGCAGCTGCCGCCTCATATCTCCCAGTGTTTAAGTCACCTTGTTCTGTCCAACTTGTTCCATCATAAAATTCTGTGTTTCCAACATAACTGTTTGGGGGAGTTTTTCCTCCAAAAGTTATACCAGCTGTTTGAGTTCCTGTTCCTGCAGTAGATCCTCTAGCAGTATTCATAGCATTTCCAGTCCTCCAAGATCCAGCTGTAGTTACATTTGGTATTTGGTATTGTAATGTTGCAGCAGTTTCATCATACCATACTTGTCCTTCAATTGGATTATCAGGATCAGCAGTATAATTTTTAATTGTAGTTCCGTGAATGGTTTTATAATCAGCCATTTAATTTTTATTCCTCCAATGTAATGTCAGTTGGCTTTTCACCGATTCTTGCAATTTTTTCTGCAGATGTTTCGCCATCAACATTATCAGCATCCCAAGCGCTTTTAGCATCATCTACTATTGCAGTAACAATAGTTTGAGCTTCGTCTTTTGTTTTAACAGCCCCAGCTACTTTAGCAATCCAAAGATTGCCATGTTTATTATAAGCTGGTACTTGCCAAACATTACCAGGGTAACCTTTAAACGTAATTCTAAGAGATTCATCATGATCGATGAAACCTTTGCCCCAGTTTTCTGCTACACAGTATTGATATGTTTTTGCCATAGTTTCCTCCTTATTCTTCTGTTATTTGTTTAGTTGTAGATGAAGGTGAGTTCCACTCTTCACATCCTGTACCTGGCGATCCTCCACCAGCTGCCAAACCTGCTGTAGTTGTACCACATCCTCCAAAATTATTCCTTGCTAAACTTAAATCATTTACTTCAGTCCATGATGTACCATTCCATTGTTCTGTCTGTGCAGTAGCGCCTGATCCTCCAGCACATAAAGCTGCTGTATAAGTGCCTAGTCCTGCCATTCCTCTTCTTGCAGAATTTAAATCTCCCACTTCAGTCCAACTACTTCCATTCCAAGATTCACATAAAGCAACAGTAGCTGGTACATGTCCTCCAAAAAATAAAAATGCAGTATTAGAAGCCCCCGCACCAGATGCAATTTTTCTTCCAGTGCTTCTATTTAAATTAGAACCTTCAGTCCAACTTGAACCATCCCATGATTCTGAATTTGGAGTTGGTGATCCACCTGTTTCTCCACCAACAGCCATTGCTGAATCATTAGCACCATCTCCTACAAAAGCATTTCTTGCAGTATTTAAATTACTAACTTCTGTCCATGAGCTACCATCCCATGATTCTGTATTACCTGTATCAGCTGGTGCTGCGGTTCTTCCACCATAAGCTATAGCTGCTGTAGTTGTACCTGCACATCTAATATCATATCTTCCTGTGCTTATATCTGCTATTTCAGTCCAACTTGAACCATCATAAGTTTCAACATTAACTTTAGTTCCTGGACTTCCAGCAGCAACTAAAGCCGCTGTTTGTGTTCCTGTCGTCCCGTGTTCTGCTCTTGCAGTATTTAAAGCTCCACCACTTGCCCAAGAGCCTGCAGTACTTACTGCTTGATATTGAAATGTAACATTTGTACTATCATACCATACTTGACCATTAATTGGTGCAGGAGGATCTCCTGCAAAATTCTGGATAGTTCCGCCATGAATATCTTTATAATCAGCCATTATTTACTCTTCAGCAACCAACCTTGTGTTGAATCTGTATAAACTAATGTGTTAGCTGCTCTTTCTGTGGCTATTGTTAAATTTTCTGTAGCTCCGTGTATTTTTTCACTATTTCTACCAATAGTTAAATTATTAGTATCAAAAGTTCCTGCATAATCTACAAATGTAACTTCATCACCAATTGAGGGTGAAGCAGGTAGTGTTAAAGTAAACGCTGCGCTTGTTGTATTACAAAATACACCTTGACCAGCTGAAGCTGTAAAGTCTCCTGTTTTAACTGCTTGCCATTGTGTTCCACCACCAATATAAGTTTTAATTCTTGAAGCTGCAACTTTTCTATTAGTTCCACCTGCTCCATCATCTACTATGAATAAATCTGCGTCTACAATGTCTGCACCAATATCAGTAGCACCATCAATATCTAAACCAGCTATGTTAAGTCCACCTGCTGCTGTTGCAAGAGTTCCTGCAAAAGTAGCATTTGCACCACTAAAAGTTAAAGCTGTTGTTGTACCTGATTTAATTATTAAATTTCCACTTGTGTTTGTAGCACTACCAAAAGTTGTACCGCCATCTTTAAAGAAAATATCTCCACCATCTGCATCTAAAGTAATATCTGTGCCAGCGTCAATAGTTGCAAGTGCAGAAGCAGAAATAGTTAA